ACACCATCCAGATGCCGGTGATCAGCAACCGCCTGACCTTTACTGACCGGATGGCCAGCGCCGTCACGGTTATGCCATCCCCTGACGAAAGCCGTAAGCCGGTGATTCCGCCGACAACCAAACCCGTGACCATCAGCCCTAAGCCCTCGACCAAGCCATCGACCAGCGGCAAGATGACCGACGCCCAGGCCAAGTCGCTGGGCAAGACGATAGGCACGGTTGTCGGAACGGGCATCAAGGTCGTAAACGCTGTGACCAACGCAGTCAAAAAATACAATGTGGTGGAGGTGCTCAAGAATGCGTTTACAAATCGAAGTTACGACGCCACAAAGGCTGCTCCTGCGACACCAGTCGTGGTTAGGAAGGATAGCGGAGTCAATCCGAGTAGTGCTCAACACTCCAGCTGGATCCATTCCGTTAAATAGGGGCTTCGGCATCGACATGACCTATATGCACCTTCCGGGCAATGCCGCCAAGAGCGCGTACGCCAGCGCAGCCGCCGAAGCCATTGAGCGCTTTGTGCCGAACATCCGTGTCAACCGGATTCTCTTTGAGGATGGCGGTTCGCCGGATGTTCTCAACCCCATCATTGAGGTGACCTATTATGAATAGACCATCCCCGCCGCATGAGTTCGTGAACACGGATCCGGAAGCGATTGATGTTGCCCTGATATCGCTGTACGAGGAAATCACAGGCGAAACGGTGCTGCCCGCCAGCCCTGTCAGGCTATTTATTAGCTGGGTGACAGATGCCCTGGCGCAGATACTTGCCATGATTAACCATGCAGCTAATCAGAACATCCCGAGCCGGGCGCTGGGCGAGAACCTGGACGCCCTGGGTGAGCTGTACTTCGGCAAGAAGCGGCCCCAGGCCACGCCGGCCAGCGTCACCATCCAGTTCACTATCTCCGAAGCCCAGACCTCGGCCGTGCTGATCCCCAAGGGCACCCGCATTGCTGTGTCCAACTATGACATCGTGTTTGCCACGGAAGCGGACGCCTATGTGCCCATCGGAGACACCGCAGTGACGGTGCACGCTGTCTGCCAGACGGCAGGCGAGGCAGGCAACGGCTACCTGCCCGGCCAGGTGAACGAGCTGGTCGACCCCTTCCCGTACTTCCTCAGCTGCACCAATGTCACCACCAGCGATGGCGGCGGCGATGCGGCCACGGACGACGAATACTACGCGCTGATGGTGGCCAGCCAGGACGCCTATTCCACGGCCGGCGCCATCGGCTCTTACAAGTACTGGGCAAAATCCGTCAGCACGAACATCGCCGATGTGGTGGTCACTTCCCCGACAGCCGGGGAGGTCAAGCTGTATGTGCTGATGAACGATGGCACGATTGCCAGCTCCGAGGTCAAGACCGCCGTGCTGGCGGCCTGCAACGCGGACGAGGTACGACCGCTGACCGACCATGTAGAGGTGCTGGACCCGACGCTGGTCAGCTACAACATCAACCTGACCTACTACCTCAGCCGTACGGCCACGCAGAGCGCGGCGGAAATCCAGGAGGCGGTAGGCTTGGCGGTGGAGCGCTACAAGGCCTGGCAATCCAGCAGGCTGGGGCGTGACATCAACCCCTCAACGCTGATCGGCATGCTGATGGAGGTTGATGGCGTCAAGCGCGTCAATCTGACCGCCCCGGTGTTCACCGTGCTGTCGGATGGCAGCGACAACACCACGCCTGCCCTGGCCTCCGCGGGAACGGAAACCGTGACCAATGGAGGCTATGAGGATGAATAAGCAGCTGTACGGCATCACCCCGGATAACCTGATGCGCACGCTGCCGGAGGTCCTTGCCCGGGACGAGGGCATGCACCCCCTGGGGCGGATGATTGCCAATGCGCTGTCCACCCTGCTGGACAAGGTGGAGTACGCGAAAATCTACGCCCGGATTGACCAGCTGGAGGAATCCGCGCTGGATGCCCTGGCCAAGGACTTTGATGTGGTCTGGTATGACTACAACTATGGCCTTGAGACCAAACGGGCACTCATCAAGGACAGCTTCTTCGTGCACCGGCACCTGGGAACCAAGGGCGCCCTGGACCGGGCGCTGTCCGACATCTTCCCCAACAGCACCGTCCAGGAATGGTTTGAATACGGCGGAGATCCTTACTACTTCCGGGTGGTGATCGATGTCACCGACGCCAGAGAACCCGCTCAACTCGGCCTGCTGAAAAAGCCGATTGAGTACTATAAATCCTACAGGTCTCACCTGGAAGAGGATAACGTGATCGCCCGCATCAGCTGCGGGATCGCCGTTGCAATAGATGCCTCTGGTATCGGCTACACCACGCCCAAGTCCGGCACTGTACCCGCCGTATCGACCAGGGGCGGGATCGCAGACATCGGCCTGATGGCGGAGACAGACGCGGAGGGCGTGCTGTATCAAACGCCCAGAAGCGGAGTAGAGAAATCCGGAACTGTTCCCGTGATATCCACGCAGGGAGGCATTGATAACAGCGCCCTCATGGCGGGCGTGAGCGCTGCAGGAAGACTCTACGTTGTACCCAAGTGCGGGAACGCACTGAACGCCCTAATGTAAGGAGGAACAGGAACATGCTTACAGCAGCCGCCATTACGGACCTGCGCGAGTTCATCAAGCGCCAAATTCTCTACGCCGAATATCGCATCGGATCGACCTATTACCGGGCCGATATCTCGGAGACGGAGATCACGGCAGGTGGCATCGTGCGAATCAAAATACCCATCACGCACCCCACGCCGGCCACCATCAACCAGGTGCGCTTGTACTCCAGGCTGAACCAAATCTGGGCCAGCAAGGACATCAGCGTGACAACCAACGCCCTGCAGACGCATTATCTGCAGTGGTTTGACTTCAACATCACGGAGGTAGAAAGCTAATGTATAAGCGCACAGTCTGGAAAGACCATGTGGTGCAATTCCCGGACCGCTTTGTTGAGACGGTCAACCCGGACGGCAGCATCGAACATGTGAAGGCACCGGGCAACACCATTCAGGAAGGCACGAACCAGGACGCCCTGCATTTCAACAACCTGGAGGAGGGGGTGGTGTGCCTGGCCACCGCATTTGATCTGTATTACGCCACCACGCAGGCGATAATCCGTGACCTGGACAACAGGCTGGCTGCGGCTGAGGCTCAGCTGGCGATAATACCGTGATTGGAGGATTAAATGATGAGCGAGATCAATGAGCATCCGGGCATGACGCCCGAAGAAATAGCAGCCATGGAGTCCCAGCGGGCAGCGGAATGGGAAGCCAAGCTGGCGCCGTTCCGGGCATTCCGGCAGCGGCATCAGATGTCCTTCCGCGCAAGTGTGAAGGCAGGCGACATATCCAGCGAGGAGCTCCTGGAGAGCCCCCAGATATTCCCGGAGCATGTGCCAGGCATGGACCTGAAACCGGGTGACGTCGTCCGCAGCGGCGACAAACTGTGGAAGACCATCCAGGGGCACAAAACGCAGGCGGACTGGGCGCCCGGGCCGGCGACCGCGGCGCTGTTTGTATTGGTGGAAACGACAGCCAACGGCGAGCCTGTGGATCCGGAGAACCCGCCGGCAACCCCGCTGCCCTGGCAGGCCGGCGTTGCCTACCTGACAGGCGATGAGCGCACCGACAATGGCGCCACCTACATCTGCCTGCAGGGGCACACCTCCCAGGCTGGATGGGAACCACACAGCACGCCCTCGCTCTGGCAGGCGAAGTAAGGAGACAGCATGAACAAGAAAATGATCGAAGCTATGGCGGCTGAGCGCGGCTGGGTGGTCAAGTATGCCACCGACGGCACGCCCTCTTTTTTCTACCCGATCTACAAGTGCACATCAAAGTCACTTGACGCATCCCTGCCGGATACCACGCATCCGGCCTTCATCGTCAACGGCACGGAGATCCCCCGTGTGCTGGTGGGCGTGTACAAGGGCTCGGAACTCAACAATGCGGTTCACAGCGTGCCGATGGGCGAGCCGTGTGTGAAACTGGGGCATGACGAACTGCTGGCCAAATGCAAGGCTGCGGGACCAGGCTTCACCGGTAAGACGGTCGCCATCAGCGGGCTGCTACTCCTGATGGCCAGGAAGAACGGCTGGGTGCCCAAAGGGAACAACAGTTACTCAGTTGATTACCGCGACGGCTCTCGCTGGGAGTTGGCGACATCATACACCGTCGGCACCAAGCGCGTGCACCTCGGCTGGGAGTATGAGTGCCTGGCCGGCCACACCAGCGCCATCGAAAACAAGCCTGATGCACGGCCTGACCTGTGGGCCCGCGGGAAATTCATCGGCGGTACCCCGGTGGCCTCGCAGGTGAGCGCCTCCGTACCAAACGGCTACAATACTCTGACCGGGTCAGGCCCACTGAGTTGGTCCCTTGACGGTACGGTCAACGGCATCGTGGACCTGAACGGCAACACAGGAGAACAGGATTATGGCTACCGTGTGTACGACGGGGAGCTGCAGATCCTTCCAAACAACAACGCGCTGGATCCTGATGCAAACCTGCTTTCGGCTTCTACTTCCTGGAAAGCAATATTACCAAATCCGGGAGATGCTGGGTATACACTGGTTGCACCGGGTACTGCAGGAACTTTGAAATGGAACAAAAACGCGAGCGGATATCCGGAGCTGGATACAACCATCACTTCCCGCACAACTGGCGAAGAAAGTATGAGCCGCGCGTTCAAGGATCTCACTGCAAACGCTGTAAACGTTCCCTACATCCCGACGATCCTGCAGGAGCTGGGTATCTTCCCCATCCCAGGAGACACGACGCAGGGCACGGTATACTACCGCAACCACGTAACCACGGAG